CCTTACGACTTTTACATGACGCGCATGATCCGCGATATGGAGAACACGCAGGCAGAATTCAGGGTGGTTAAAGGAAATTCCATATTCACTTTTGCTATACCTACAGCAGACACCATCGAACCTAGAGCGTGCCTAAAAGTACTAGCGAAGAACAACGTAATAGCCGCGCACTCGTCGTTGGACCTGCACCTATACCAATATGCGCGCCAGAGCGTACTAGCAGCGAGCGCTGCGGGTGAAGAGACTGTTGTGCCGCCACGCTTCGGATGGCAACCTGACGGTAGTTTCGCAGTGCATGATACGGTGTATAGTGCGGAGTCTACTGACAAAAACTACAAGTTCGCTTCCGAGAGGCTCGGTAATGTTGTTAGCGCAACGATACCGTCAGGAAACTTAAACGACTGGCGCGATGTGTTTGAGATGATGCGCAGGAAAGCTGCAGCAGATTCTGTTATCTGGGGGCATCTAGCTGCCGCAGGCGTTGGGTTTGGATCGATACTCATGCAGTTCACGCCACACGGCAGCCGCGCTGCCGTGCTACACGCTTGTAGCCGAGATTCTGGTGCTGGTAAAACACTTGCGCAAGCCATGGCTATATCGATATGGGGAGACACAAACCGTTATCTGGTGGCCCCATCTACGGCAGAACGCACAATGATGCAGCGCGCAGGGTTGTTGGGCAGTCTTCCTCTGGCTGTTGATGAGATCACAAGCAAGAACCGCGCGCTGGTTATGGAGTGGCTACCTAGCTTTATTTTCGATTACGCCGCAGGCATGCACAAGATCAAAGGCAGCGCCTCTGCAAATGCGGAAGTAGCCCACGAAATGATCTGGGCAGCTATTGCTTTCATCACGTCTAATACGCCGGGGCTGGAGGCTATGATGGGCGCAAGAAAGCACACATCTGAAGGTGAAGCAAGAAGGCATCTTGAGTGGTGCCTGCCTCCGGGATACTCAATGAAGTGGACCGAGGAAGAGAACGCAATACGCGCAAAGCTAGCGCACAATACAGGTGTTGCAGGCCCCGTGTTCGCAGCGTGGTGCGCGCGCAATATATCGACAGTGCAGTTCGTCATGCAGCAAGTTACGGAACACTGGAAGAAAGTCTCCGGGGCTACAGATGATGAGCGTTTCTGGACTGCTATGGTAGTGTCTGTTGTGTCCGGGTACATACTAGCGGGTGACAAATACGCCGGTATCGTCAATATCCCCACACCGCCAATAATGGACTTCTTCCTACGGCTTGTTGTGCGCCAAAGACGCATAATTGCAGGCAACCAAAAATCTGCTATGGACGTACTGAATGCATACACCGCAGAACACATGGGTTGTTTCATAAAGACAGAGGGAAGCCAAGTTATGCAGCACCTTGTCGGCGGCGCAGCTATTCAGCCGAGCAGCGCTAAAAACACAGTTCGTGGGCGCATAGAGTACAACGTATCTCCTGGATATGTGGACTACTACATCGAGGTGCGGCTGCTTAAACTACATTGCGCAGACAACGGTATGGGCTACGAATCTTTTGTGTCGGAGCTGTCCAATTTTGTTACGTTGTCGCCTTGTAAAAAGAACTTACTGGCGGGTACAAAAGGACCAGAGATGCGTGTGCCTTGCCTCCGCATAAACAGGCCAATTGAAGATGTTGAAGCGGAAGAAAAAAATGCGTAGCAATTTGTATTTTGGAGATTGCATACAGATAATGCAAACACTGCCGTCCGCCTCTATCGATATGATACTCTGCGATTTACCGTACGGAACTACGCAGTGTCGGTGGGATACCCCAATAGACCTAAGCCTGCTTTGGAAAGAATACAAGAGAGTAGCCAAAACAAATGCCGCAGTTGTTCTTTTTGCACAAACACCGTTCGATAAAGTTCTTGGCGCTAGTAATTTAGAGTATCTGAGATATGAATGGGTATGGGAGAAAACACGCCCCACAGGGCATCTCAATGCTAGGAAAATGCCGATGAAAGCACACGAGAACGTGCTTGTTTTTTATAAGAAACCGCCTACATACAACCCACAAAAAACACACGGTCACACACGTAAGACCGCCACAAAAACAAAAGATTGTTCACATGTATACGGCACGCAAGTTTTCGACACACTGCACTATGATTCAACAACTAGGTATCCAAGAAGCGTGTTGTGTTTTGCCAGTGATACACAAAAAACAGCGCTGCACCCAACGCAGAAACCCGTAGCGCTGTGTAAGTATTTTATTGAGACATACAGTAATGTAGAAAGTGTGGTGCTAGATAACTGTATGGGCAGTGGTACGTCTGGTGTTGCTTGTGTACAAACAAACAGGCGATTTATTGGTATAGAGAAAGACGAAACGTATTTCAATATAGCTAAAAAAAGAATAGCCGATGCTGAAGCGGAAGAAAAAAATAGTTAAGGAGTTCCCCTGGTGGCGGTGCAAGCCAGGGGAATCGTTCTTCGTGCCTACGCTAGACCCGCACACCGTTGCGCTTGATGGGGTTAAGGCTGCGGTAGACCAACTAGGGTCTTACACCCCACACAGATACAAAATAGGAATCTATGCAGGGTACCTAGGAGTTCTATTCACCGTGCCAGCGAAGCGACGGCCTGATTAAACATCTTGGCAAAGTCATTGCGTTGTTGCTCTAGGGTGTCCAGTCGCGCGCGCAGCGCCTCCGGATCTTTTACCGTTCTGCGCAGAGCTTCTTCGGCCTTGCTAAACGCGGACATTTGCGTAGTAAATCTCTTGGCAAGCTCAGGAGACGCAATAACAACCGTTGCATTTTCTTTGAACTCTGCTGCCGCCGCAACCCGCCCTTCTTTGAGCATTTTCTGATAGGTGTTAGCGGCTTCTTCAAGTGCCTGTGCTTGCGCGTACGCTAGATCTGCAGGGCCACCGCCGTATTTACGCTGGAAGAGTGAACCAAACACAGGAGTATCACTGCCCCGCGCCGCAGGCTCCGTCTTCTGGGCGTCCGCATCGGCAAAGACACTGTTAACCATACGCGCAACAATAACAGGAAGCTGCCCTAGGTAGCCGTTGGCTAGGTGCTCTATCTGCAGCGGAGACAGTTTCACCGCTTCTAGCGGCTGCTGCGCCAGCGCACTGGACAGGCTCTTAGCTAGTTCCGATGTAGTCTTACCGAAACGCTCTTGCGGCGCTAGTTTCTGCTGTTGTGGAGACTCGATAGTGCGACCTGTATACCAGTTGCTGTTGGACATTACTTCGAGCGCAGGGCGCGCAAGCTGGGGCACCCCGTACGACCCACTACCGGGTATTTGCTGAACTAGCATCTGCTTAGTGGCGTCCCACTCCTGCTTACCGAAGTTTCCTTTGATGGCGTCCAACAACGCTTCCGGGATGGCTTTGAACAACACGCCGACCTCAAAAGGTATCGGCAGTTTTATGTGCTCCCCGCCTGTTGGGTTAGGTAAGATGAAGTTCCCGTAGCGATCCCGCGCCCGTGCGTTGCGGTATGTTTCGTCGTCATCCATAGCTGCGGAGTACATCAATGTCATTGCGGCCAGCACCAGCGCACGATTCATGAACTTTTGCTTGATCTTCAGCTTTTCTTCCAACGGCATCTGCCCCTTGTACGCTTTGTACAGGACATTCAGACCTTGTATCTGCGCATTGAAGAAAGGGATCATGCGCGAAGCGTACTGAACAGTGGGGCTTATCCCGCGCTTATTGAAGTTCATCATCTCCATGGTAGCAAGCTCGGCCTCCATTTCTGGCATGCCCTTCTTTATGGCGTCTGCATAGAGCTGCGCACGGGTTGCCCCATCCGCTTTCATAGCCGCAGCGTCCCATCCAGCAATGAATTTCTGGTACGCAGACTGATCCCCGGTCGCTAGCTGCAGCCCGAACTTAGCCATGTCGTCCGGATCACCAGTGAATATGTTGCTATGTACAACGCCCTTCTTTAATAGGGCCTTGGCAGGCTCACTCGTACCGGCCATTTGCTTACCGAATTCGGACACACTTTTGAACACGGCAGTAACAGGACCGGCGTCTAAACCACCAGTAAACGACGCTGCCATAGGATCACGCACCAACTGCCGTGCAATATACATCGGGTTCCGAGTAACGCCAGAGCGCAGCACATCACCAAACCATCCGGCCACACGCAAGAATGCAGGCATCACTGCAAACGATCCTTCCAAACTCTGCGCTAGCATGTCAGAAGGAATCCCCTCCACCGCGGTGCCCGTAGTGTCTATAACAACATGGCGCGCGCCATCATCTCCAGGCACTTTCGGATCGGGCTCCTGATTGAAGCGAACTACGTGCGGGCTGTTACCGCCGTCGCCGCGACGAATTTGCATGACCTTGGCATCTTTGCCGATAGACTGCAACGCATAAGCCACGTCCTTGGTAGCCATGTTACGCATCGCCATATCGGTGAGGAGCATCGTGTTCCTGATAAGCGCATCATTGAGCGGTAGTAGTTTCTGGTCTCCACCTTTGAGCTCTTGCAAATACGGTTGCGTACGAATATTCCCTACGGGCAGCGTCTTGCCCTCGCCAAGAACAAGTTCCGCAGACCCACTACCCTGCACACGGTAGAACGGCACATAATCACCATGCTCACTCAGCTTCGCCGCTTCTGCTTTGGATATCTTGCCACTCTGTGCCAAGAAGTTTATCAACCCCTTGTTGTACTCGTTATATAGCTTGCTGACTTCCTCTAGCGCGCTCTTCATAACCGGGTCTGCGTTCACCTCGCGCATCATGTCCTTACCCTGCTGCTCAAGCGCAGCGACATTACTGGGATCAAACCCAAGCTTATCCCAACCAACACGTTCAGCGCGTTTAGCGGTAAGATACACCTGTGCAGCGGCCATTTTCGCAGGACCATCTTTGCCCGGTAATTTCCCTACGGCTTCAAATATCTCTTTTGCACTCGGCCCGTTACCTGCCTCAATGATGGTGTTGCCTGCCGCGTCTTTCTTTGCCTGCAAAGGTCCTTCGGCAAGCGCTGCGTAGGTATGCCCCATGCGGTTGTCCGCTTTACGGATAAGGTACGCGGCCTGTGCCGCCTTCTTGGCTCCTGCAGCTCCCAGCGCCTTCATTATTGGCGCACGCATATCCACCGCAGCCATCTCAAAAGACAGCCCTAGATTACTGTCCATACGTTCTTTAAACGTCTTCGGTTTCGATATCAGCTTTTCAGCAAGTGCTTGTGTAGCTGATCGCCCTATACTAGCTGCAGTAGAATTACGGAGTGTTGTTAGCGGACGTGACGGCTGCATCAGCCGCTCTACCAAAGCACGTGCTTTATCTGTTTGGGTAGGTCCGCTCGTGAAGCCTAGCAGTTTGAGTACACTTTCCTTGAATCTCTGCCACAACGTCTTTGGTTTACCCAATGCATCTAGTTTGGCTTGCAGATTCGGGTTAGACAGCACTTCCGCTGCAAACTCACGCACATTATGGATAGGCTCCCCCCTGAATTCTGGGCGAGACGCGACTGCCTGCCGCAACCCTTCCAACTCTCTCTTTGCGGCGCGTTGCTCTATCGAAAGACGCTCTTCCGGAAGTAATAGTGCCGCGTCTGTGGCAGCATGCACCAGCTCGTGTAGTGTGTCTTCTTCAGTAAGACCTTCCGAATGCAGCGTTACCGTATTCGTGCGTGGCTCGTACAAACCAGACACAGACTCGCCTTTGTATTGCACTTTGTCGTCCACATACATACGCACGTTGGCCGCATACGAAAGCAATTTGGACGCTACGGAACGCACAGTAGGCGTGGAGCCGCGTGCAGCGATATCCTGTAAAACAGACCGCGCATCGCCTTTCTTTGCCGCAGCCTTAACTGTCTCTGGTAGTGGCGTAGATACCCGTTCAGCTATTTCACGTTTGATCGACGGTGCCTTTTCTTGCACCTGCGCCTTCTTAAGCCGCATTGTCTGCTTCTTTGCTGCAACCTGCGGCATCGGCGTATTTTGTACCGTGGTGGGCAAAACGGGCTTTTGGGCCATTTCTGCAGTAGGCGCTACTGTTTTTGTAGCTACCGGGCCTTGTTCTATAGGGGCCGGCAACGGTGGCACTGCATCCTGCACGGCGGTGGACTTTGCCATATTTTCGGCAGTAAACAGCCCTGGATTCTGCGTTTTAAGCGCATCTAGTTTCTTGGACAACCGCTCGATAGCGTCCACATCTCCGGACTCCCCTGCCTGCTGCAGCTTCTTCTGTGTCTGCGCATACTGTTTGTTAAGTGCGTCATCCACGGGAGCGGCTTGTGCTGTACGTGGAAGTTGTGCGATCTCTTTTTGCGCTTGCTTGAGCGCGGTGTCTATCTTGCGGAACTGCTGCGCCTCTTGTTGGGCAGTGGCTGTGTCGCCAGCGCGGGCCGCAGTGGCTACCTTGTCTCTTTGTTGCTCAAGCGCATCGGTCAGCCCAGATATTGCACGAGTTAGCGCATCTCTGCGGGCTGCGATGTCCACAGGCTGAACGGGAGCGGTGGGTGCTTGTACAGGAGCTCCGAGCAAATTCTTATCAGGTTCTGTAGGTACAGGCGCATTCGGAAATAGCCCGGTTTCCGGCGTTGGTTGTGCTTCTGCTGCGCGCGCAGTTGTTTCTGCTTGTGCCTTGGCAGCTTCGGCTTGCTGTGCATCCAACACGGGTTTAACCTGCAGGTACTCCTCTGCGGCAGGGCGTAATGTTTCCTGCTCGTACGTTTTAAGGGCTTCCTGTGCCTGCTCCGCCTGTAGTTTCTCCGCCATAGTGGCATCTTTGCTCACCTTGGCGGCTTCTTTCATTTGAGCGTACTGTGCTTCTGCAGCTTGATACGCTTGTGCTACTTCTGCGGCGTATGCAGGATCTTGTAGCTTGGTCTGTCTCGCGGCCTCTTCTTGTGCTTGTTGTACTTGCGCGGCTTGTGCCTGCGCTGCGCGTTGTTGCTCTTCCTCTTGTGCTCGTGCGCGTTCGCCGACACCCGCGCTATGGTACCCCGCAGCACCCCCCATTATTCCGCCAAGAAGGCCTGCCTGCCCGACTGCCGTACCGACACCCTGCATTATGTTTTGGTTCGGGTCCACCACCCCCATAGCCGCATTCTGCGCCAGCTGCCCGCCACCTTCCTCAACAGCTTCACTTATGCCCTCGCCAAGAACACCCTTGCCGATACCCGCCAAACGTCCTGCAGTGCCAGGAGTGCCAGCAAATGCCTTTTCCAAAGAACGCGCGCCGGGTAAGCGTTGTGACAGATAGGATATGACCGCGCCAGATGCGCCCGCGCTGCGTGCCAGAGTCAGTGCTTGACTAGCTGCTTCTTCAGGAGACTTACCCTCAGAGATGAGTTTTTTGTACACATCTTCGTAGGTTTGCCCGCCCACCTGTGCGCCTTGCTGCGTCACTCCCATACCTACTGCGGCGGCTTCCGCACGCTTCCGCAGTGTCTCTTGCGCGGCTTTCAGCGCTGCTGCACGCGCTTCGCCCTCCAATCCTTCCTTGGCTACTTCTTGAGCTACCTTGCGCATCCCAAGCGCGACAGTACCTCTGGCGATACCGAATCCGGGTAGTAAATTGACTACGTTTTCCGCCAGAAAATTTCCCAAAAGCGCGGGGTCTTTGAAAGTAGTGGATACGGCAGTGCCTACTTCCGGAAGAAAGCCTTCCTTGGCGGACTGTTGAATAGCCTCGCTTTGTGCCTGCTGCCTTGCTTTTAGCCCCGCAGATTGCTTTGACTTAGCGTATTCGGATATTGCCTGCCCCATTTTATTGAGGCTAGTATCCATATCTCCGGTAGCCAGTCCGTACAACTGTGCGGGAAACTGAACCAAAGAACCAACACCAGAAAGCGCGCTATAACCTAAATCTGCGGTTGATGTCTGCGGTTTTCCGGGGGTGCCCGCTTCCGGATTCTGTGCAAGTACCGCCTGTATAACCTGCTCTTGAGATGCCCCAGCAGGCCCCTCTATCTCGTACGTACGTCCGTTAGGGGCTTGAATGCTGTATGTAGGCATGATCTCTAATTTTTAACTACTGGTTTCCCCCATCCGGCTGTGCTGGGGGCTGCGGTAGCAGACATTGTAACGCCACCGGGCTGATTTGCCATAGCATCATTTATCTCTTGCAGCGAATTAACAAGGGATGCATAAGCAGCAGGATCGGTATACTGCAGCATCGGGTTGGCCTTCATTTGCGCAACAATATTCGCTTGCTGCGCTTTAAGCGTTGCCAGATCTTTGTTGGTCCCCGTAGTACCGACACGCCCACGCTGATATTCGCCTTGTTGATTGGCTTGTTGCTGTAGGATATCCAAGTGGCGTTGCTGATAGTCGCGTGTATTTTTTAACTCTTGAGATTTTTGGGTCAGTTGTGCTTCGGTAGCTTTCTCTGCACGGGCTTGTGCGTAGAGTTGTGTGGCGCGGTTTAAATCGCCAGAACGCTCCGCGCGTTGCGCTTGCATTAGCAGCATCTGTGAGTGCGTATTTGCCTTGAGTGCTTCTGCGTCTGCTTTCTGTGCGGCCTGATACGCGTCAAAACCTTGTGTAGCACCTTCCCCAATGCCCTGTATACCGTACGGAGACCTACTAGCGATCATGCCCAGCCCTGCACGAATCAACGCATTCTTAACATTTTCGTCTTTTTTGGCTGATAAGGCCGCGCGCTCATCAGAAAGCAGTTGTTTAAACGGTGCGTAGTCTGCATCCATACTGGACTTGTACTTGTCCGCGCCCTGCGACACAGCGCTAGCCATATCCTCGTACGGCGTAGCTTTGAACGCAGGTTCTTCTATTTTCATGTCGGAACGACCTTGCGTGCCCGAAGTCTTTGTCTTACTTGACTTTCCGGAAGCGATTGACGCAATACCCCCGCTCGGCACTTGAGGTGCTTGCGTAGTTGTACCTGTCGCACTGGTCGGTGTGGGTGCCCCCGCCGCTGAAGGCGCGGCTGCAGGAGCTGCAGTCTGTACATCCGGCTGTGCTTCTGTGTTGGCGCGTAGAAGGTCCGCCCTAGATCCTCTCGAAGTCTCGTCAGCGTATTTCTTAGGTTTGTCTACGCGCAAAAAATCAGCTACAGCTTGCACGCCCTTACCAACTCCACTCCCTATCTTGTCCCAATTTCTGCGTGCGTGCTCCATGATACTTTCACCGGGGAGGTACCCATACTCATCTTCTGTCTGCCCGCCATCCGCAAATGCAACAATACCCCCATCAGCGTACCCGGTTTCTGCTTGCGGAACACTAGCCAATCCACTAGACCGCATTAGCGCACGACGCTGCATTTCCTGCTGTATGGCCTGCGGGTCATATTTGCCTAGTTTAGCTACTTGCTGCAACTGCGCGTCAGATAGTTGCGAAAGCATGGATCGTAGCTGCTGGTCATCTGGTACGCCACTGACAGCCCCGCCATCCGCATACCCCTCAGTTTCCCGAATAATCCCGCCTTCTGCCTTTAACAGACCTGCGGCAAGCGTGCCGAGCCCTGCAACTTGTGATAGCCCGCTAGGTGGTGCTTGATAGATAGATGAAGCCGAGCTTGTCCCGGGGATCCCGCGCAAAATATCAGACATGAATCCAATTTGCTTATACGGATTATTTTGTTGGTTAAGAAAATCCTGATACTGCTGTGCGAGTCTGTTTTGTTCGCTTTGTTGTTGCTGTGTGCCCAAAGCATTTTGTAACTTACCGACGTCCATTTGCTGTCCAATACCCTGACGGAATTGGTTACTAGCTTGATCGAATGCCGCCTGAGACCCTTTGGCTTGGATGTCGTTCATCTGCTGGCCTAGATTGCGTTCGCGCTCGGAACGCTCAATAGCGTCACGATAGCCACCAAACGCACCTGCTTGCGTAGCTTTTGCTTGCTGTCCAAGACCTTGAATATCTGACTGCCGCTGCGCTTCGCGCTTCTGTATGTCCACCACATTTTGCATGTATGGAGACATATACTGCTGTACGCCCGCAGAAAATCCGCCAGGACCTGCATCCAGACCCCCAACGCCTGTAGCAGCTTGTTTTTGTAGAGCTGTTTCGCCTGCCTGCCGCGCACCGCCATACGTTTGATATGGCGTGTTAGTAAGTGCCTGCGCTTTGCCGAGCAACGTCTCCATGTACGGCTGTGCGTACTCTGGAATGTTCGTGTTTGTTACTGTTTGCGAAGTTGGCGCAGCTCCGCCACCGCCACCGCCACCACCTAAGTCCATACATGCTCCTTGCGGTAGTCTTCAAACCGCTCCGCCACAATATGTTTCCAAACCTCCGGCATCAGTTCCGCAGCTTTTTCTGGACCTACGCAAACATGCACCATATAGGACACAATGTTACCCGCCGCATACCGGAGCCCATGCGCTATCTCCAGACTGTGCTCCTCACCCGTTTTCTCTAACGAATTAGCTGCCTGATATGCGGATACTACAGACACCCACATAGGGAGTATATCTCGCTGTATCCGTTGATAAAAGGGGTTTACTGGTAAATAGACTAAACAGATAAGAAAGGCATTGTTTATTTCGGCCTCGCTTGCCCCATTATCCTTATCTACCAGATCGTCCCACAGATGCGCCAAATCCACCATCATGCGGTACATATTCAGCGCATCTTCGTTGCCGCCAAACCATTCCAGTTTTCCAGCTTTGTTGTTCATGCCGGTAGATGCTTCGCTGCTTTCGCATCGACAGCCACTTTGTTCTTACCCACTGTCTTCTTACGCGCATTCTGCACACGCTCCATCATCGCATATAGTTGCCTTGAACCGGCCTCTGTAGAACCGTTACCTAGCTCGGAAACGACACGCGCAGGGACCACAAACTCGCCGTCCGCCAGACGCGCTGGGCGCTTGCCGCCAATATTCGCAGGGATGCTGTCGGACACGCCATCACCTGGGCCTCGCAACAACTGCCCGCCATCAGAGTAGTCGCCTAAACTTGCAATGCCTCCATGTGCGTATGCCTGTCCGCCGTGTGCTAAGTTTTCGTTTTGTTCTTGTGCGCTAGACATATACGGATCGATGCTGGAAGGTGTGAGTGCGGGGACTCCGCCTCCTGCTAGCTGCATAATGCCGCCTTCTGCGTATTTGGGTACCCAAGTGTCGTCAAAGTACCGTCTTTCTGCAGAACTTCCTGTGTCCACCTGCCCTGACTGGTTGTTTCGTTGCAGTTCATAAGGGCGTATTTGCCCTTGTCTAGTCGTGCCTGCAGCAAAATTTCCAGAATCTCCGCTTTCTAGTAGTGCTGGTGCTATCCCCATTAGCCCGCTCTTGGCAAGCGACTTCCAATCCCCGCCAGAGCCTAGGTTAGATAGTACGCCAAGTGGGCCTGCAGGCGCTCCGCCATTAGCCGCAAAATCAGCGTACTGATCTGCAGACATCTTCGCGACATCCGTAGCCCCGAGTCCGCCCGCACCCAGCAACCCACTAGCCAAGTTACCTCCACCGTACGCACCTAGCCCCGCAGCCAAGCCTTTTCCCAAATCGCCAGACTGGAGCGCCGTTAACCCACCTAGCGCGCCTGCGGTAACCATGGGCGGGATACCGAATGCCATGCCCGCAGCACCGGCTAGCATAGGGAGCATGCTCTTCAGCGAAAATGCTTCTACAAGACCCGTATCTGGATTAGTGGTTAGTTCTGTACCACCCGCCTTTGCCAAGGCTGCAAGCCCTCGGACTTCCTCGGGGGCCATATGCACTAGCGTAGTGTCCCCATTACGCCCTCTGGCGGCTAGCTTTTTGGCGGTTGTGTGTAACTTCATGGCGGACGTCCTTGTTTATCTAATGTTACCAGTTTCGCTTGTTTTTGCCTAGGCGGCACTATTAGGGAATAGATAATTAGCGGTGAGATACACGGAGGGCACTTCCGGTACGGGCGCTGTTGCAGCTTCATGTAATAAAAAAACAGCAGTATTTTCCACAGACCAAAATAACTCGAAATAATCTCCTGCTTGCATAGTCAGTAAGTAGTTTCTGGAAACAGTACGTTCATCTGTAGGACCGTTGACCACAGTTTTACTAGCGGAGGCCGCCACGTCAACCCCGTTAACACGAAACCATAAGTGTGCGTGGTGTATGCCTCCCCCGCTATTATCGAACTGCGCAACAAACTGCACGTTATACACACCCGCTCTAGATACCTGAAAACGAGAAGTTGTTATCGGCGATATACCGTAGTTCTCCGCAGTAGTGTTAAACGTAACGGGGTAAGCCGTATTTGCTGCTACAGCTGTTTGGTTAGTCGTATCGTAGAACGTACCGTAGTTATTGAACCCGAGCAACAGTTGTTGAAGTGCGTTTGTTATTTGGTTAAAAAACAAACGCAGGTCATTATTTTGACGGCTGTGGTACCCCGAATCGTATGCCGCTGGTGGACTGGGTAGGTTCGGCGCAACAGGGTTGCGTATTTGACTCATTACGTTTTTCTGCCGTCAAGCCGCACGTCAATTCGAGTCGCGCCTACTTGCCATGTGGTGTCAAGCTGGTTACTGCGCACTTCCATAGACATCTGCCTACCACGCACACGTGTATTTATCTGCCCCGTGTACTGCTCCACTGGGTACGATACCGACTGCACTACAGTGCCGCTTGCGCTACCCCCGATAGACGCCGGTGTGTTATATCCAGAACCAGAGTTCTTCAACGTATTGAGCGTTATCACCAGTGATGGATTTGCTGCGGTGGAGCCACGAAATGTCACGTCCGGAAGGATACGCCACACAAACCCAAACACCTGCCCGTCGCCAATATCAAACTCCGTAGATAAAATGTAAGACTCAAATGGAACAGGTGTGCCAGATGTATTGTCATTAAGCCCGTATTCATGGAATACCAGCGTATCGTCGTATGTAGCTGCCAAAGGATACATATTCAATCCAGAATCGATCCACGCTGTGCGCGCCATCTGGCCGTTATACCAGCAGTCCTCTAGGTAGTTATATACAACGTACCTGTTGATCGTATTGCTTTCTGCTGTGCAGTAGAAAAACCATACTTCGTTAAAACCCTCATTGGTCCCCGCAAAGAATTGGTCTTGTTGCTCTCTATTGATGTCCTCAAAAATGTACTGTTTCAAATCACAGCGCAGTGTCTGCAAACGCCCGTCGTACTTGTAGAACTTATCAACACCCATCCAATAGACAACGCCCGAAGCGACTGCTGCAGTATTCGGTCCCGCAATAGAAATATTGTCGCCCAGCAACTGTGACCCCCACACGTACGGAGGCCCTAAATACTGTAAAGAATACAACGCGGCATCGGTCCAAACAACTATTTCTTGCCGAGTTTGAAGTGCAGTAACTATCCTAGACCCTCTAGACAATCGTGTTCCGCCTGCTTGGTTCGTAGCTGCGGGCGTCCAGTTTACGGCGGATTCCTGATCGGACCACCGAATAAACATAGGATCTATGGTTGTTTCCCCGATGGGGTTTACTCCGAGCGCTAACACAAATCTACTGGCGTCGGACACCAGTAGATTATTCTGCAACGTAGGTACATCGGAAGCGCCTGCCAACGATGTCAGCGGTGTCCCCCTAGCGCTCAAATACTGCGTTCCAGACTGACTGCCCGAAGTGTTAATGGCCGCGCCCCCCGCAGTAGCAGACACGTTACTTGTAACTCCGGACGGGCTTTTCACGTAATATACAGTTCCTGCAACCAAACCAGTAGGAAGTGCGCCAGAAGTCTCAAAAACAACCGCCGTATTAGCCGGTATCGTAGTAGGCCACGTAACCACCGCAGGAGATGCTATCGTGATAGTTACAGGCTGCCTTACAAAATTCTGCAAATAATTCCAATAGTACAGCCCAGCTCCACGATACCCAAAAATAAGATCCTGCCCAAAATTAGCAAAATTCCAGATACGCAGCGAGTTTGTTGAAGTTCCGCCTACACCATAAGTGCCGGAGCCCCAAGTACCAGCCCCCCATCCAGAAAGTCCTGCGGATACCGCGCTGCCCGCAGGTATATCGTATATAGCGTTTACTGTTGTACCGCCCGTGGCGGTATCGTACGCATTAGCTGCAACCCCTGTGTCTATAGTGAAAGAACCGCCGCTCACAACAGTAATCTCAAAATCGGAGTTTAGTACGTCCGCAGTCATTCCTCCGACTACACTTAATGTATGCGTACCGGACTGTGCGCCCGTTGTGTTTATAGCAGCACCGTCCGGTACGTTCGCCAAATTACAAGTCGAACCTGATTCATTAACAACGTAGTACGTCGGTCCGGACAACAAACCGGTAGGTAGCGCTCCGGTTGTCAAAAGGGATACGGGCGTGTTGTGCGCCAAAGGTACCGTGAGCGTTACTACTGCAGGGGATGCTATTGTTACCGTAAATGCCTGTGTACTTAGCGCAAGTGCTCCAGAGAAAGAAACATAATCTCCGGTAGCGGCTCCGTGGGCTGCTGCAGTAACAGTAATTGTGCTCGATCCGTTAACTGCTGCAAAAGGGCCGCTGTACGTAGCATACTTACGCGCGGGTGTAATATCGTTGTATCCGCCCCCGGAGAGTATATACGTCTTGATGTTAGTTCCTACAGCGTTGATTATGTTGCCAGCAACACTCGCCCAAGACCACAGCGACCTACAAATTCCTAAGAAAGAAAACGCAGACACCCGCGCCCACCCCCCGATACACTCGGGAGTCCCCTGACGGAAACGTACTTTGTCCGTGTCCCACCAACCACCTTCGTTGAATAAACGTGTGTTCTCTTTATTTACGCCCGCTTTTGGTGTGAACTTTTGTAACGGCACTTTACGTCTCTATTTGACAGGTTGAGAATTAGCTAGCATTACATTTTTACTCTGTGAACCGTGCGTAGTACCAAACCAAAAAGCGCATGCGCCCGTCCATGCGGTACCGAGACTACCTAACATTATCATAAGCGGTGCCGATTCTTTCACTTCAGGATACGCAAACATAGCCCCCAGCACGCCGAAAAAACCTAATGTAAGTAGGTATGTCAGTACCGCAGGCACACTAGAAAGAGTCGCCTTCTGCATATCTCTCGCACTATTACGGTCTGCTGCGGCTATCTGTTCCAGACGAATATCGTTATCTTTTAGAAACTTCTGAAAATCGATTTCAGCTAACTTAATGGCCGCCAACTGATCTGGAGACATCTTCCCGCTATTAAGTACGTCAGTAACAGCTTCAATTGTTTTAGATTCGATCCCTAGCTTATCTGCTAAAAAAGAAGCCGCCGCCCCGCCAAGAGGTCCTCCCAAGGCGGTGCCGATCATCGGGGCGAGCGTTTTAAGCCAATCCATAGAAGCTCCTATTATTGCCAGACACCTGTCCGCATCTGTACTGCTAGTCGTTCAGCGCGCTCTGGTGTCTGTGCGGCCCACTTACTTTGCAACATCTGTGTCGATGCTTCCGCATACCTACCCACAGCAACCAGTCCAAGCGTTGTCTTAAACCCTAGTAGCCCGTCGGTACCCATCTGAAATGCCATGTTGAGAAGTGCGCCCTTGCGTGCATCATCGAGATCTTGGAACCACGGAAGCGCACGGGTAAGCGCGTCTATGCGGTTATTGATGTCGTTGCGTAGCATGTAGTCCATCTCGTCATCACGTAGACCGCCACCTTTACGTTCATCAACTAGTCGCCCAACACCGATAGTGTAGTATCCGAGATGGTCCTTATAGACACATTTGCGGCGGCCTTCATCCCGGTTCAGTTGCGCAGTAAGTTCAGAAATCATTTGTCAGCTTTCTTTGCCAAACCTTCATGAATAGCAGTCAACAGCTCTCTGTGTAGGTCTTCTCTGCGCTGCGCGTGCTCATCCAGCTTGTCTACAAGTTTCTCGATTTGTCTTCGCGATACAGAAGCCGCCGCATCCGTATCATCTATACGTCTATAAAACTCGGTTTTAACTGCATCTATCTTGGCATTAAGATACTTATGATTGTCTTCTATCTTGGCATTAACCATGCGCCAAATAATAGCGCTCAAACTGCCTACGAGCGTGCATGCGCCTACCGCAAAGGCCCAAAAATAATCTGCCAAAACTCCAATAACACTCGGGTCTACTCTCATACTGCCGCCTTGATGTGTTTACCTGTAGGGGAAGCTCTATTTATTCTCCGCGCAAGAGAAAAGAACAGTGCCCAGTCAGGATTATCGATGTCTGTACAAAGTCGCTCCAACATATCTGAAATAGTCCATTCGCCTTTACGCGGCATACCCGCAAGTTCTGCAAAAGTAGTGTGTGCAACAAACACGTCTAGTACGTACGCTACTGCTGCGTGCAGCACATATTTTTTATCGCCAAGCTCCGCATAACGAAATGCGTACGGCATAAGTTTTAATAGTACCAAGATCATACAAATATCTTACTCACCTAAAATCGCCAACTGAGATCGTAGTTCGGCTATAGCTGAATCGAATTCCTTCACCGCCACATACCCGGGGTTATTGCCCAGCACGTCAGCAGCAGAAACAGGACTATCTTCCGTATTCAACTGCAGTGCAATTTGCACTGCTTTCTCTTCGGCAATAGCCAATAGACTTTCACGTACAGGTCTTGCTAAAAGAGTTTCACTTTCCATATTTTTTATTGTTTCTTTTAGGCGCGCTATTTCTTTATTTTTACTGTATTCCGCATACTGCGTTTCTGCATCTGCTAGTAGCCCTGTATCGAGTTCAACAAAAACACCCGAGGCAACCTCGTACGTTACCCCGCGCAAAGATACATTAGTATCATGTATTGCGATAATCATGCGGCTACCTCAATAACAAAAAGATATGCTGCCGACACTCCACCAAACTTGCGCCCGCTAGATGTTCCGTTAACGTACGCAGTCCCCGTATCCACTCCGTAATTTAGTGTGAAGGTCGTGCTCGCGGTGCTCCCCGCAGCAACAATAAAACTACCGCTTAGATTAGACATTTGGACGTTATCTCCGCCCCCAGAAACAGTGCCCTTAGCCGTGCCATCCCTGAATACTGCTACTGATATATGTCCTGCAGAAGTGCTTGCGGCCCCGGTAAAAAACCAAATACACATAAGACTACTAGCACTGCTTTGTGGCGTTATTGTTGCCGTAAGTATCTGTAGTCCTTCGGAACTTAGTGGGGCCGTATCGTCGAAAGGTAATGTTGCCGCGGTGTTGGTGTATGTTGTATACGGTGTTGCCGCCGCCACTTGCAATACGCGTTTGCTCCCTAAACCCGTCAAAATACCAGTAGCATCAAATGTTACTGCATCTGTGCCGTTTATCTGAAGTGCTCCTGTAGTTGAGGTCGGGGCAGATATTCCTGTTGTCATAATCAACCTTCATACATAATATTTACAGAACCTGCATCAAAAATGTCTGTACCGTTAACAGTAGTCAGCCGAATGCGGTCTAAGGTTGCTGCGGTAGTCTTAGTCCCATACAGCCACGCCGAATAGGACGCGTTGGACTGCCCTATACCACCGGTCGCAACCCATAAGTTAGCCCCAAATAGAGTAAACGTCAAAGCTCCATGTCGAATAGCGTTCGCTGTCTGCTCGTCCGTTAGTTCAAATCCTGCCGTAAAATTCGCACTCCCTGCGCTGGCTGATGCTACGTAGCTTCCTGAACCGGCATACCCCGAAGTTTCAACACTGCCCCCGCCTAACTGAATGCGCAGCTTGCTTATGCCGTTGGTGCTTACACCATTCAGCATCATAGTGATGCGTTTTACCCAGCTCGGAATTGAAGTGAAGTCCACAGCAGTTACAGAAACCGTGTTTTGCGCAGTGGCAAGAGTTAAAAACCCTCCCGCAGATCCTTGACCCAGTGCGACTTTGCCACTGGAATCCACTGTAAGTACATCTTGTGTAGTAGCCCCGTTATTGCCTCTAGCCAACTTCATTGTTCCGTCCGCTGCCTGTGCGGTTAGCATGAAGTTATTGGTTGCGGTGGTGGAGTCGCCTAACTGCACATTGGTTTTTGTTACGCCTGCCATCAGAGTTCCTTAAGAATACCAAACAACATACGAACCTGTTGTGTCCATTGTGTCCGCAGCGCCAGTTGTCGTTATCTGTAATTGCGTCAACGCCCCCGCTAATGGTTTTGTTGTGGAAATTGCGCCTGACCCACTGGAATCGCTCCTAGAAAAGCAGCCCATGGCGACCCACGTGTTTGTTGCAAGATCGAACAACCTAATAATTACCGTCGCTTGCAAGACCGCTGAAGAACTAAAACCGTCGCTCAAAATAATCCCCGTAGAGCCTGTAGTACCTCCTGTAGCACCAAGGTATCCAGATGCCTCTGGTCCTGAAACAGTGCCTAACCTAAGTACAGGTTGCGAAGATCCGCTAGTACCAAAACTGTAAAGCATGACCGTTACTTCTGTTGCCCAAGAAGGTATTGTATTTATAAGTGTAGTTGCCGTAACTGCAGTAAACGCTGTTTTTGCCCCCCGTGTGAGTGGATACGCCAACTTAGCGTTTGTCACACTACTGTCTACAATTTTATCAGTCGTAACAGTTAAATCCTGTACAAGACTAACGCCTGTCGTACCACTGATATTAACCGTCATACAATACTCCAAACAGACCCTGTAGGTACCGTAACAATAACTCCAGTATTAAGCGCTATAGGCCCTGCCGACTCTGCATTTTTTACTTTGCCGCAAGACTGCACTCCGGAACCAGAAGAGCCGGCCGTAATAGCTGAACCCCCAACGGTAGTAGAAACTTGAAAAGTAGTAGAAGTAAGGCCCGTAGCTATTACATAGTACACGGTACCGGTAGAAAAATTAGTAGGTAGCGCGCCCGTAGTGTCGAAATATACGGGCTGTCCCGCAACGAAACTGTTAGGAAATGACACTACCGCAGACCCATTTGAAAACACAGCGCCCGCAACCTGCGCGTTCTCTCCTATTGTGTAGTCCGTGGTTATAAAAACATCGTTTTCCACAAAAACGGCATCTTCGCCTCCGCCAGTGGCCCCACCTCCGCCACCACCTGTTCCACTAACTGCGACAAAATCACTGGATTCTGTATCCCACGCAACAACCGCCGAAGTGCCAAAAGGAACACTTACCCCCGTAGTCGGGGAAGAAGGCCCTCCACGCACTGTAATTGCTGCATTCGTGTTATTTACAACGACATACACCTTGCTTTGCTTTGGTACAAATATGTTACGGGTTGTGCCGGGAGTTCCGGTAGCTATCAAAATAGCCATTCTGGCTTGATTTGCTGCACCTCCACCTGTAGTAGTCGGTGTCCAATCACCAGCTGTTACATCTGCCGTTGCGTACCCTGCTACAGAGTCTTCTACTAATTGCGTTTGCTGCGAATTAAGTACGCTGCCCCAAGTGCCGTTAAGCTCCCCAGTTGTAGGTAGCACCAGACCTAGTAGGTTGGTATACGATGAAGGCATGCGTTAGTCCTCTAGCATAAATGCGGTTTGCGTATTTTGCCACGCCACCACATTGTTGTCACTACTCTAAACGAAGGATCGCGGTGGATGCCGTAGCTGCGGGAAACTGCACTGTAAAAGAACTGAGTGAAGTCTTGTCTGCGCCAAAATCTAATACGCAGACCGCTGTGTTACTTCCGCCGTATTTGTATATAAGTGCGCCTCGTGCAGTAAAAGCGGCGTTTATCGTGACATTAGCAAAAGACATGTACACCGTGGTTCCGGAAGCCGTGGGCTGCGTTATTACCGTAAGCGGAACGCCTCCAGCAGTATACCCAGAAGCCGCTATTTCACCCGTAGCTGTGTACGCCGTAGTCGCTTCCCCTAAAGTAGCATCGTTTGTGTACAGCGCCATGTAATACGTATCAGACGAGAAATTTATAGCGCCATTCCACTGAGCTAGTTTAAAAACGTTACACACCGCATTGCCAGAGAATGCCATTATGTTACCCTCTGCCGATACTGCCCACTACGGTACGCGTCGCTACGTTCCAAACCACCGCCGAGTTTAATAGCCAGTGTCAGCGCGTCTTTGTACATCTGATCGTACTTCGCCATCATGTCGGCTTCACCTTTCATGAACGTGTATGCTTCTACCAGCGTACCATAAAGCAAAACTGGGTCGAAATTATCCCCGAGCCATGTAGAGCCTGCAGTAACAATCGATTCCGGATAGAAAAAATATTGGAGCTCAGTAGCGTAAGAACTTGCTGGTGTCGGTCCTACAATGAACCGGAGCTCTGTCTGCAGCGCGCCGGAGCCATTTACGCTGGGTCCAAACAATGCGTAATGCTTAGGAACACCCGTGGTGGCCGGGTTAGGGTATGCTTCCCGTATGAAATTAGCGTCTTTGTCCAATAAGAACGTGTAGGCTCCGTCTGAGTCGATCACTGCATAAGAGAATGTCGCCAAAAAATCGGACGGTGTATCGACATATGGACTAGCAGAAACAACTGTGCTATTAAGCGTTTTGCGCAGGGAAGGAAATAACACGGTGTTGTACACGCGAGTCTCACATTGCTGGATAAAGCGATCCATGTCCGCTGTCTCGAACGTGTTTTCCAACGTAGACTCTACCGCCTCTACCAACTCTGTGTAATTCACTTCGTACTGCCTTTAGGCCATCGGCCCTCTTGCAATGACGCCTTTAGTAGCCGCTCCATTGCCGCGCGTCTTGATACCCGAAGTCTTCACGTCCTTCTGGGGGTACCCGTTTTTGCCCGTTGGTTGCGTGTTGGGCTTGGGTTGTTTGTATTGTGTGGTCGCCATACTAGACCTTCTTGCCTTGGGCGTTGTACCGTGCTGTAGTACGGCCTACGCGCTTCATCTGCTCGTTGGTCTTTCCGCCATAGTTATTCGACTTTGCGCCCCCGTCAGTAGGGACTTTCTTTGGTGTGCTTGTTGCCATTTTTGGCTCCTTACGTTACTACTACCGATACTGTACCCACTTGCACCTGAATTGCCAAGGGGTTTGGCGTGTCACTTTCCGCAGCGCCACCACCAACTGGTGCCCATCCCCATGCATAGATACGACTACCACTTCCCAGAGTTCCGTCAACAGTTACCCCAGATACTGTGTATAACTTATCCGGACGCGGGTTGCGTACGGCCTGTGGATCTTGCACTGGAAAAGTGCCCAACAACAGTTGGGGGTGATCGGGACTCCAACATTCGTCACAAACCAGCATATTGACCTTTTTTGTCTTTATGACTAGTTCTTTTAGTGTTGTCAGTTTGTAGCGAAAACCGCATATATCGCATGCGGCGATACTGTTTTTTCCGGACGAGAACTGATTAGCCATTACACACTCCCGCCGATATATTGCCTGCGTGGGACAAACCGTACAGAGGCTTTCTCGCGATCTTCGCCCGCAGCAAGTTCCCAACTCTCGTCGTACTGCTGCTTCAACACCGGCATTCGTTCAAGGGCTCCCGGTATCTTCATAGATAGGTAGTACGCCAATCCGGCGATCATGGCAGGAAGCAAGCGGAACGGCATGTCCACCGTAGTCACACCGCTACCAGCATCTTGAATGCGGCGAAGCCGCCAGTACACAAATACGTACGTCTGCGAGTCATCTGGCACCGGCCACACCGTGATCTGCGGGGTGTTTAGTCGCTGTACCCACACTTGTATGGGCCTAGACTGCTGCAGTTTGTTCGGGATACTGGAGTATGTGGGCTCGCTGATACGTGTGATTGTCAAGTCCGCCTGCGTAAATTCGCTACCAGCTCCGGTACGAATAACGTGATCCAGCAAGTCCACTGTGTCCGCTGGGAGCGCATACGTTGCTGTCCCGGTTGTTAACGTGATACTACTACTGTCTAGCGTCCACAAATTCACGCCGCGATTACTCCAGTCAGCAAACAGTAAGTTTAACGATCTTCGCGCAGTGCGCAGATCATATCCGGAACGCATTTCCGCGCCGCAACGCTCGAACGCCTCCTCGACAATCTCTGTCATGTCCGGATTCCAACTAGCTGTTCCTGAAGTAGTCATCTAGCACTTCCACTTATCAAGAGCGAGTTTTTTACGTGTTGGCTCCCCGTTGGGTTTGTTCAACGGCCCCGGCATTCCGCTCATACGCGCACAAAAAGAATCTTTGCGTTTGCCGCCCTCGGGCTGTGGCGGCTTTAAATTCATGCCTTGTTTTTTCGCAGACGCGCGGCCTTTAGCGTTAAGTCCGCCTGTCGGGCTCTTGCCCTCCGCTCTCTGCCAAGCAGGAGTTTTATGCTTTTTCATTTCTTAAAGCCTTTTAGCGTTTGCGCAAGTCGTGCTCGCTGCCCCAACTTACCGCCTTTTTCTGCCGCTGCGGCCAGTTTCTTAGCAGGGATTTTCTGTCCTTTAGGAACTCCAAGCTGCTCATGCAGCGCCCCTGGCTTCTTTATGGCTCCTGCGATCCAACCACCTTTCGCGTACAGATCAACCGGCTCTTTGCCGTCCTTCTTAATCACACTCTTCGGCTGCTTATTGGGCGCAATTGCGCCCATACCGCGTGATGCTCTCATCGCACGGTTCCTTTCGTACGCCCACGCTGGACTATCCCATCGCCCCTACGTCCCACAGAACCGCCTTTTTTAAAAGTTATTTCCTTGACTGGTGAATCGCCCGTAGTTTCTTTCTTTGTACTCTTGCGCCGATCCATTTCCTGCTGCGCCGCATTCGCTTGTTTGCGGGTGGTTGGATCAAAAAAATCAGCTACTTTACCTGCAAAGCCGGTACGCCCTTTAACGGCGTTTTTACGTATTTCAAGCTCTTCATCTGTGGCATTTGTCATGTCCGCCATAATCTCTTCCTCCGTAACAAAAGCCCAGCAATTAGCGCTATGAGAAGCACTCCGCCCATGCTAGTAAATAAAAAGTAATCGTAGCCAACGAGCAAGGTGCCTGCAAACACCTTTGGGTGCATGTCAGCAACGCCCACCGCGTTTCATCGTAACCGTTTTTCCTTTAGTCTTGCCACGAGCCTCAATTCCGCCACCCTTGGCGTACTTCGCCATGCCGCCTTTTTTCATGGCGGCTGCTTCGGACATTTCCTCTTTAACAATCTTCTTTGGCACACCAGCCTTTTTCATTGCCACTACGTGGCGCAATTCCATAGACTTAGATTCTTTCATTTCGCCACCTTTTGAATAAAATTCCAAACTACCATTATCGGTTTTGCGTTTTCCAATGGCGCTGCGCCCGTGATCAGTTTCCTTCTGGGACAATGCCTGCTTTGGTATTGAACTAGGCATAAAAAACCATTGCCGAACCCAAGTTTGTTACGGTGCCATATACAGATGTCCTAAACAACAGTCCTTCTCCTGGAAGCAGTACATACGTAGGCTGCGTTGCGGAAGCAACAGTATTGATCGTGGCAATAATAGTTCCGCTAGCCCCACCATCACGCAGCACTAGACTTCCCGCTGTCGCACTCGGTACGATATATACAGACTTAACCCGCACTCGTGTTAAGTTATTAGTTGCCGAAGGGTCCTGAAACTGCCCGGAGGCAGTAATAGGAGCCGAGGCTAGGATGTCAGTTTGACTCATAGCCTCCCCCTTTATGCGCTAGCAGGAGAATCAGATCCGTCTGCCGCACGCTGAATATATCGCACAGTCACAACAATAGACCCGGCAGTAGGGTTGCCTGTAGCCGCAGTAAAAGTACCTGTAACCGTAACATCGGAGGTGCCGATATTGTTTGTTTGCGCAACCACTGTTGCAGCATCCACAGTCGCCTGCGGTACTCGCACAGAAGATGTCGTAGTATTGAAGGTAGTTACAAAGAAATTGGCAGTTCCCGACTTCCCAATAACAACGCCGCAGTTAGAAACAGACCCGCCAGAAAGCGCTGTTACTACCTCTACTTGAAATCCAAGAATCTTAGAACCCGCAGGAAGTGTGAAGAGATTTACTGCGGAAGGCGCTGTTGTGATGTCCGCAAAACCGACAGTTTTTGTCTGAATTAGCTCGACAAGCCCTACATTCTTTTCAGTAACTGCGCCATAGCGCACTGTGCCAGTACGGAGCGGTCCAGATAAGGTTGAGAAACCCATTTTAATTCCTTACATACAAGTTACGCGTAGTAATCGGTATGTCGTCTGCCGGGACAGTTTACTACGCCGGTTTTTCCCGGTACTTTCAATATACCACTTGCGATAACTTAAGGCAATGTATTTACTACAAAATCCGCCGTTAAATCTCCTGCAGCAATCGTGACCGTCACGTTTGTTCGTGCTGTATAGTTTACCCCGGCAATCGCAGTATCGTCCTCCGTGCTAGCCAGAACCGTTGTATCTAGCGCACTTAACGCGCTTTGTGTAATAGTGAAAGTCACTGGGGAGCCGGGGGCCACCGCTGCAGGGTCATTGATAGACAGGGAAGGTGCCGCTGTGGTATTGACAATCGTACCAGTACCTGCTGTTCCGCCTACCGTAAGCGTGTATGTCAAGTCGTGGTTATACAACCCGTCATCAATCGTATCAATTGTGACTGTGAACGAGCTAACTGCAGTAGGAACAACCAAATTGCCTGCCGAAAATGTAACTCCGTTAGAGTACGTAGCATCTGCCAAATCCGTACTGAAGTTCACGCCGTTCACTGCAGGATATGTACCCGAGCCCGCCAATGTAGAGGCGTAGTTCGTTGTTCCCGAAGTAGCTCCGGAAAGCGTCACTGTGTGTACTATTGCGCTGCCTTCGTCTGCACTATCATCGCTGACATCTGTAACGGTCGGGCCGCTTGCAGGTTCTGCCAAAAACGCAGCGATAAACGCAAAAGTATCATTCCATGTAGCGGTCTCGGTAGTTGCTGCGCCGCCTATTTTGTACGCCGATGCAAAGTCGAGGTTTGCGCCGTTTACCTGCCCGCCATTTGTAAAACCGCTAGGTGTCGTGTACGTCGTCCCGCCGTTATTTTTAGCAGACATTGTGACAACAAAGTCACCTGCCGCTGTGGTAGTAACAGACACAACAGGATCACCTGCTACTGAGTTTCCATCCGCTGGGGATGTTGCTTTTACGCCAGATAGCAAATACAACTGCAACGCTGTGCCGCGCTCCCCGCCTGAACTATTGGTAACGGTAAACGTACCTGAAGACGTAGCTACTTTACTATAAAAAATTGCAGTGCCGGTGTCCGCAGTTCGACCAGATATTTTCGTATAGCTGTTACCTTGATTGTCAGTAACGGTGTTACCTCCAGCCCCATTAAAACTCGCTGCCAGTGCAATTACGTAATCACCTACATCTGGTTGTGTAGTGAAACTGTCGCTAATAGTTCCTGCGTAGGCCCCGTTATAAACGGGAGATCGTACTTGTCTTACTGTGATACTCATGATGCGATTACCCCGCCTATATCGTATGTTGGTGCTCTAGCTTCGCCGAAGAAATCCTCAAACACAGCTACATACGTGCCCCCATCTACAGCGTAGCCGGATGTTGGTGTCCATGTGCTAAGGGTTGCCGTTGGGGGTATCGTAAAGCCCGGTACTGTGCCCGTAAGCTGTGCGTTGCTTGTGTTGTTGGAAGCCGTGTAAACAGGCGTTGTTGGTCCTGCGGCCGCAATCGTCTTGGCCGGAGAATTACTAAACGCGTCTTGCGTAGCGCTTGGCGCATATCCCAAGTTGTTGACGATTGTCGTTCCAGTCATGTTTGTACTGCCTGTGGCTGTATAGATCACGAACATGCTTTCAATCGAGCTAGTCGTGGAGTACAGCGAGTTATACAAACCGTAGTTATCGTCTGGTATAGGGCTAGTAGTAAGGCTCTGGAACTGAACTGTAAACAGCCCCTCCATAGAACCATTAGCCAGATTGTTGCGCGCAGTACACCGAATTGCTTCACTCGTAATGCAGTTGGCAATGTCTCCAGTAAACAAATTACGCTCAACAATAACGTCCCTGATGCGCTCATCATGCGAAGAAGACTGCGGCGCAACTTGCACTGCCAGCCCTGTGCCCAACGGCCCGCCATCAATTTCGTTGTCCGAAATAATACAAAACTCAGTCCACACACCTGTCCAAGTAGTAAAGCCCGATACGGTAGAGCCTCGCAAAGCAATAATCTGCTTGTCTTTAGGAAAGCTATGGTCTGGACGCAACATGCCGGGTTGCGATAAGTAGTTGTTCTCGTAAACAGAATATGGCTCCCCCTGCGTACGAACATTGTGCTCGATCTGCTCGCAACCAGCCACACGACTGCCCAACAAAGCAAAATGAGAGCCCAACTGCGACCAGATGCCTACATTTCCGCTATACCCAGTAAAATCGTGGAAGTTGCAGTTGACCACAGCCTTGTATCGAATTGCGCTCGATGAGAACGCCTCCGTCATCAAATCTGTCTCCACATTCAACATAAGCACATGGCCGTCTATCAACGTGGGATACGCCGAGTTAATGATAGTCAGTGCAATCTTCGTGTCGTTCACGCCATCTGCGCGCTGCACCAACCCATCCCACTTGCAATTCATCATCGTGTAGTTGATGTCGTCAGTAGAGAACGTGCCCGTAATGCCGTAACTTGGAGTTCCTGCAGCGTGGGTAACAGTGAACAAAGGCACGTCACCAGATGCACCAAACATGTCCTGCTGGATACCTTTGTATGCCAGTGTAATGTCGCCATTCGCTGTCCACGTCTCCCCGCGCCGAAACAGGATTCGTTGATTGTCTGCTGTAATGTGTGCGTACGCTGCGGCAACTGTAGTTTCAGTAAAAGTCTGAGCCCCTACCGGGGCACCAGTGAAATTGCCAGATGTACTTATGCAGATTGTGTTTGTGCCTGAGTAAGTAGTGTCCGCTGCTGTTACTGTTGTAACAAGCTCTTCTGTCGTACCGTAACTTAACGTTCCGCCACTATCTACATAAACAGGCGTTACTTTTGCCGTATACGTGCCTGCTGTCTCATAGACGTGCGCCGCTACTGCCCCACGGGCCAGATTCCTATCGTTAACACTTGTGCTTGCTTGTGTGCCGTACGTCCATGTGCTTGTACCATCTCCGAAATTCCACAAATAAAGCACGTCACGGAACGCATTAACGCCCAAGCTAGTCGTTGTGTTAGTGGCATCAAAGTGTACATAACACGGGGCCGTACCGCTAGTCCTTGACGCAGTAGCAGTTGTATTTATGTCACCCGTACCAGTCAGGGACTCCCCCAATATAGCTGCGGCCATGACCGCGCCAAGCGTAGATGGAAGTGCGGGATCGATAAGCCCAATACCCAGACTGTCCAAAATAGTTGCGTTTGTGGGGCTCGTTAGGTTTACGTTAAATTGCAGCGTTTCTACAGGCAGATCGGTGTCGATTATGCCCGTGCCCTGCGCATCGCCAATTGTCGCATTCGTCGGGCTTGTTAAATTAACAAAAAAACGAAGCTGGTTAGTTGGAATACCCGCATTAGCGAGTAATAGGAATAGCAGCTTCATGCCGGTTTAATGTACGCCCAAGTATTGGGACCTACATGCATGATACCGACTGTGCCGTACTGCGCTTGTGTCGGGGCTGTATTTGTGAATGTAACACCCGGACCGGCAATGAAAGATACGGCACTGGCAGATTGTTGATACAATGCCACCGCGGTTGAGTTGTTTGCATTCAAACCCATCAAACGATCTTCATTAACCGTAATGTCTACGCCCGAAGTACAGACAAGCACCTTGTCGAAATCGTACGAATTCATCGGTCTAGATACGTCTGCCGTGATGTAAAGCTGCGCCATATAGGTTCTCCAATACTCGGAATTACACCATTTTTATTTGGATTGTGCAACCCTGTTTTTAGCGCCCCTAGCGGCCAGCATTTTTGCTTTGAACTCGGGGTCCGCCCGTGGTGTACGGAGATTTGCAAATTTATGTATTTCTACATAAATAGAACTACGTCCGGTATAAAACGCCAATGTATAGCTTTTACGAGCTTTATGTTGTTTTTCCCATGAAAAAAGGCCCCGAAGGGCCTTTTAAGTTGCTTTTTAGGCTGTTTAGGAAGAACCCGCACTGCCCCAAGCTCCGAGAGGATCACTCCAGCCAAAGCTGTACCGCTCACGACTTTTATATCTTACATTCCCTGTATCAAAATCACCATCCATGGAGTTCGCCAGAGGCGTACGCACGAAGTGCTTCAGACCGTTGGGAACGTCGGTCAACAGGAACCAAGCATTGCTGTCGGTCAAGAAGTGGTTAACCACGTAGCCTTCAGGAACAACGCCCATGTTCACGATTGCGGAGATGTCGTTGTCTGTAGTGCCGGTACGCAACTGGGTCTTCATCAGACGTTCAGCCACGAACTGCAGTGCAGGAGGAACGATCATCTTGCGAGGTTTAGCCGCGATCAGCAGACCGCGCTCATCAGTCCATGCGGCAATCTGAATCACTGCGTTTTCCAACGAAGTTTCGTTCAGATCCACACCAGTGGTAGGACTGTTGTAGTTCACACCGCCGCTAACCAGCGGGTGTCCGACGCGAGAACCACCAGAATTGACTCCAAACAAAGAAACACCGTCGCCGCCCAGATAAGAGCCGCTAAAGCCGTTGTTGATGACGCCAGCACCTTTAACCTGTTTGGTGTACGCCATTGCGCGGGCCAGAGCCTTTGTATAGCGTGCAGACAGACTATCGTACAGGTTGTCTTCAATTGCTTCCTCAGTGATCGCAAAACCTTGTGCAATTGTTTCATGGGTGTAGCGAGCGGTGAATGCTTCTTGTGCATTATCGTACGCAATACCTGCGCCTTCATTCTTGACAGGCGCTGCTTGAAAACCAGACAGTTTGGTTTCTTCTTCAAAGGAACGTTCAGATTTTTCAATCTCGTACAACTCTTTATGCTCTTCGCCGTAGCGAGCATATTCCATGCCAAACAAGGCGTTAAGTCCGGGGAGCAGCTCTTTGAGTAGCTGCGAACGTGAAATTGCCATTTTGTGTTACTCCTTGTAAAACGGACTTAGACGCCCAGTGGGTTTGTGTAGGAATGTACGCCTACGTTAAACTTCACCAGGAATTCGGGGTATGTGTCACCTTCGGTGCCGCGCACAACATCGACAATTCGCATTGCCAAAGTAGTAGTAGCTGCCAGAGATGCACCGTTGCTGCCCACAACCAGATTCATGGTAGACAAACCAGTTGTTGCAGAACCGCCGAAATTACCCAAAGCCGCATTCTTGCCAACTGCACCAGGCCAGCCAGAGCCGCCAGTACCGCTGTTGAATGTGCCAAGAGCCGCAGAACCTTGGATCTGGAACAGACCATCGTAGTCTTCGTAGACCTGCACCCAGATGTCGGTGTAACCGGCAGTGGTTGCATTGATTGGCAGTGTTTGCGCCCACAAGGACTGCTTAGTAGCAGGGCTCACGAAACGCACGCCAGCACAAACGCCCACGATTCCGGGAGTTGCGTCCGCGGAAGTTGCAGGAATTTTGATAGCTACAGGGGACGATGCCACAGTAGCAGGCAGACCAGCGGAAGACAAAACGATAAGACCGCCTGTATAGAACGCTGTAGTATCAGCAGCAACCTTGAACTCTCGGATTGCGCTGTTGTTGTTGGACTGTGAACCAATCAAATTGACGGGTTTCAGGCCATAGGGGGAAGCTACACTAGCCATTTATTACTCCTTGTTACTTTGAACCAGAACCAAAATTCGCGCCGCGACTGGTCGATGACTTGCGATCACTGAACAACGGCATACGCGGATCATTTTGCTTCATGAAGCTATTGTCAACTGAGTCCATCTGGTTCTGCGCTTGTTTGTTGTAGTACGCATCGCGTGCTTTTGCCATTTCGGTGGGCATTTTGCATAGCATCAGGCCACCTATTTCAACATTACCGGATTCTGGACTACCAAACATTTGCAGCTCTGGGTGATCCTCAATCTTCACCGGCACCCAACCTTCGCGCATCTTGCGAGACACATTGGTTGGATCTGCTTGCCCCAATACGTGTGTTGCAATCCAACGGAACACGTACCCTTTAATGGGAGTTGGGTCAGGCAGATTTGTCGGTGGGACATACACTGCACGAGCTTGTTTTTCGCGCGAAGTTAATTCACGAGGGGTGCGATCTTCAGTCATTTGAGTTCTCCAATTTTGCTACTTGTGCAGCGTATTGCTGCGGGGTCAATCCAAATCGTTGCGCCAGTGCTACTTGCGTGGCGGTGAGTTGAATCTTTTTTACTCCTGTCGAACGGGTCGCAGGAGCTACTACGGAAGTGGGTTTTTTGGAGGACTCTTTTGTCTGCTGTCGCTCCACTGTCCCGAATACTTCCGGGAAAGTGGCTTTCATGCGAGCATCAATCTGCTCGAAGTACTCGTCGGACCCCGGCTCAACGCCGGAACGAGCCAACTTGTTGTGCAGCCCCCTAGCGAAGCTGGTGTATTCTTCAAACCCATCCGCCTCAAACCACTGGTTTCGTGCTTGCCAGCGCAGTGTCTTTTCGTCCGGTTTTATCGCAGCGGGTTTACTTAGCTCCGGTTTTACCTCATCCTGTTGCGTTTGTAAAGAGGTTGGACGAAATTTCTTTGCTTCACTGGCTTCGATCTTGGCATCGAACAACGCATCTTGCGCTGCAACAATTGCTTCCGTATCAAACGAATCCTGTGCTTCCTTCAGCGCGCGCTTGGCTTTCTCTACCTTTGTTTCGGCCAGTGTCTGTGCCTGCTCCACAAACTGCTTGCTGCCAGTGTCCACATACCCGCGCAGCTGTTGGTTTTCCTTGAGCAGTTGCTGCGCCATACGCTCAAGCTCGGCCTTTTCCCGCTCCACCTTTTCCTTCTGGCGGCGCTCATCGTGCTTTGCGTGGGTGATGTCTTTGATCCGCTTCTGTACTTTCTCAGAATACGTCTCCAGCTCCGCATCGTCAGGGTCTGCAACTTCCCGATCCAGTGGTTTACGCCCTTGGTCTTCTACAGGCGTGTCGTCCAGGACTTCGATTTCAAACTCTTCGTCCTTTTTGTCTTGCCCAGAAGCAGCCTTTTTTGCTTCTACTTCGTCTGGAAATTCAAATTCGTCTTTTGTTTGCATATCAAGCTCCTACTCGTGTAATACCGCGGGGGTCGTCTACGACGGCTTCCACCATATCGTCGTTGATCAGCCGCATCTCCTTGCCAAAAATGCTGAATCGTGTGCCGGAGTATGTGCGTACCAAGATAAAGTCCCCGACTTTGCACCAAGGACTACTGAATTTCTTCTCATCCTTGTATGCTTCTGGCCCCATTGCGAGGACAAACAGCACTGCGGTGGCGTGCTCCTCCTGTCGGATGTAAGAATCTGGTCGCACAATGCCTGAATCCCCAAACGTCTCTGCCACTTCCGGTAGTGCGCAAAGCAATTTGTAGCCTTGCGGTCGTGGCAAATACTTGCCTTTTTCCACATCGGTAACGCCTTCTTCCGGCGCATCTTGCGGTTGGATTGTCTCTGGCAAAGCCAGCCCCGGAGGGAGGATGATATTACTCGTCGTCATCAGTAGTAGCTTTCTGTAGTAGCGCGGCCAAGTGTTTCTCTGCAAGCGCTAGGCCGTGAATCACGCCGCAAAGTTTTTGATACTCGTCAAACGAACGGCAGTTTCCGTTCGCCATATCATCTGCATAGTTGTTCATATCCGTGCGGATATCTTTTTTTAGTGCTGTAGCAAATTCTTTAATCATGTCTTCTCCTTACCTTGTGTTTTAGCCTGTCGTTGTACCGAAAGCTGATTTTGATGTTTGGCCGCATCAACGCCGATCTGCACACCCGCGCGCATCTGTTCTGCGGCCAACCGCTTCTCGTCCAATTCTTTCTTGTTTGCCAGTGCTTGTTGCTCCAACTCAATTTGATCCGCCTTAGCAGCCAAGTCACCAATAACCTTCTTCTCTTTGATTGCCAACTCCTTGTCCCGCTGCTCTGCTTCCTTCTGCTGCAACTGCAGCACAGGATCTTGGGCTTGTTGTGCGGCTTGCTGTTGTGCAACCTTTTGCTGGCTCTGCTGCAGCACTTGCTGTCCGGCTTGCGCCATCATCTGGGACAGACGGAACTCGATCTCCGGAGACATCGGGGTGTCATCGGACGCTTCTGGCAAAGCCATGCCTAGCTGCTGCTCAATCTTCTGACGGTACGCAAACCCTACGTGCTCCCCAATATGCGCCATCATGGCGGCTTGAATAGCGGGTGCGCGAGGGTTCTGACCCACCAACTGCATGATGATGGGGTCTTGCATAGCGGCCATATGTACCTGAATATGGGCTTCGTGGTTCTGGTACTGGAACGCCTTCAACGGCTCTCCTTTAAGGGCAGCCATGTTCTCCGACACGGGATCTTTAGGTTTCATGTCGTCCGGCAAAGGCAGAATTTTGTCCGCATTCTTAACGCCGAGAACGCCCAACATCTGTCTGTGCAACTGCGGCAAGTCGTAGATATCCGGAGCCATCTGCGCCATCTGAATAACGGCCTGATATTGCACAACCCGTTGGCTCATTGTTGCCGCATTAGGGTCACTTACGGGTATGATGTCTACATGTTCGTAGTCTGTCTTCTTGGCATGACGGTTAACCTTCCCCTCTGGGTCATACTCATAGTCATCCTCCGTATAGTCGCGGATGATGTCAGCGAGTAGTCGCAGCTCTTGCTTCATGCTGTAGTGCATGCGGGCTTGTATTGCCGACATAACTTTGAGCTGGCGCTCCAACAACGCCAGTGTGGTACCTACAGGAGCCTGCGCGCTCATATCCGATACCTTCATATCCGCCGTAGCCGCGAAGCGACGGCCTTCCTCTACGATGGTACCCAGCAACTGAAACAATACATTGGACGGTTCTTTGTAAGGGAGCGGTAAGATATTGTCGCGTAAAGCGCCTGAACCGATATCCACATCACGGAATTCGCCCGGAGCAATCGGTGTGTCGTCACCTTTGATCCGTAGCCCCCGCGACTTCAATCCGCCGGGAAGATTAGACAGCGTGCCTGCATCGACCAATTGCCGCATGATAGACGTTGCACTTGTCGCGAAGCCGCCGATCAAATGGAATAAGCCAAAACCGTATGCGCCGAATCCGGGTATGTACTGGTAGTGTACAAAATGTTGGCGTTTCAAACGTAGCGCATCGTCCGGATTCCAGTTACGTCTAATAGCCAGCACCTCATTAGTGCCTCGCACAATAGTTACTACATACGGCAGCGCAATACCTTCTCCTTCACCCTCCACTTTAAAGGCATCGATGCCTTTAATGTCTAAGTCAACGTGGATCTCCAGCAAGATGTTGCGATCATCATTGATATCGCTAAAACCTGTTTCTTTGTCCTTTGCGTCTTGAATGTCGTCTTTTGTTTGCGTCGGGGCATCATCAATTAACACATCCCTGTAAAAGTCTGCGGCCTGTAGCTTGCGAATCTCATTGGCGGTCTTACGCATAACATGCGTTACGCGATAGCACGTATCCATGTCTGTCGTGCCATAGGGCAAAATGATGTCTTCTGCAGGTACGAAAACGGAGGTTTGCCGCCCTAAACTGGGGTCAAAATACACTTTCTTGAACGCCGACCCTGTAGCTGGCAGACTCCAAAGCATGCGCTCATGCTCCGGGCGGTACTCACGCATCACATCTGTCAACTCGTAGTTCATGTCGTGCTCAACACGCGCAGCGGCCTCTACCTTGTCCGGCGTTTCTTTGCCGATGATTTTGGTACGTACTGGACCTGCGGCGGGGAACGACTCCGTGATGGACTCTGATTGGAACCTTACAACCGCTTCCGTTATCATCGGGTGAAACACGCCGCAAGCACCATCCCAAGGCTCCGTTCGCCGGTCGTACTTAAGTCCCAGTAGTTTAAGCCCGTCTACGTACGCGCGTTCCCAATCCTTGCGTGTTTCTTTGTCATCGTCTACGCATCCAACAAGCTCGCTTGCCAAAGACTGTAGATCGGACCCGGACATTTTCTCTGCAAGATTGGCACTGAACTCCCGCTCTTCCTGCGCCTCTTCCTCCGAAAACTCCCCCGCTTCCTCGTCAGGGATGATCTCTACCTCAATGGCTTCCGCAGGTATTTCTTCAAGGCCCACAGGGGCGCGATTCAGTGTTTTATCTATATTGGTTGCCATGACCTATGTCCTATTCAGTAATACGTTGTACGGTGCCGTCTAAATAACTGCGGCTCATCTGGTTCATCAGAACTGAGGCGTATTAGACCACCTTGCCGAAAGCGCATCAATGCTTGGCTGCAGCAGTCCACATGCTCATCGTGCTCCGAATTGGGAAACTCCGCTATCTGGTCAATCACTTCTTGTGCCCAGCGTGTCTCTGGAGCCCACACCATGCCGGATGAGAATATGTCCGCCACTGAATTTATACGCACGCGCTTGTCCGCTCCGCGGCTAGGCGTGTACTCGTGGACTGGGAGTCCTGTTGCCCGCATCTCTTGTATCAGTGGGGCTCCTGCGGCCTTCTTTTCCACGATAACCATGTCAGGCTCCCACTCGCGGTAGTACTCAAAGGCGAACTTCTTGAGCTCCGGGAACTCCTTACGCCCTGTCCACGCATCCAGCAAGATGAGCTGGTCCTGATTCTCTTCTTCATTGAACCAAATACCCCATGTGTGTACTGCACTTGGGTCCGCACTGTCATTCTTGCCGTGGGCGGTGTCCCAGGAGTGCAAAATAATGTCGCACTTTGGGGGTTTGGGTTTGTCCCACCTACGCCACCATTCGCGCTTTATAAGTGCGCCTTCCTCAGAGGTCGGCTCTTGCATATACTGCGCCGCCCAATACTGGGGTGCCATGCCTGCCTTCTTGGCTAACAGCTGCTCAATCGGCCACTGCTCCGGCCACAGACTTTTACCTGACGGCATGATCGCCGGGAATCTAACCTCGTGCCAAGGAATACTGTCGGGGTTGTTCTCTGCCCAAGCCAGCGCGCGGCCAATGGGGTCTTTCTTCCCCCAGCGTGTGTTATGGCTGACTACACCGTTGGCAATGAAATTCTCTGTCCGCGCTACCTCAATGTCGAAAACAGCCTCGCAGCCGTCCTCTACTATCTCAACAATCGCACTTGGCGTGGTAGCGTACGTACTCAGCAGCTGCACGCAGTCGCTGCTCCGTTTTTGCATACCCGATTGCCAAATTGCAGTGGTTGCAAAGCAGTCCTCGGATACGGTCAGTGTCGTGGCAGTGGTCAACGTACAGTTTTGGTTCCCGCCCGGCCCTTGTGTTTTCTCGCGTTGGGGGCTGCTTACAGATCGCGCACCGCCCGTTTTGTTCGGCCAGCATACGTTGGTAGTCTTCTTCACCAATCCCATACCTGTGACGCAGATGCATATTGCGTTTTTGAGCTTCTGTAGGGCGGCGTTTACCTTCTTGCCAATACGCTTTGCCATAGCAGCTGTGGCAAAGTCCTGCGCACTTGACTGGCTGTTCGCAGCCTTCCGTAGCGCACGTGACTCCGCGCCACTTCCCCCAATGTCCGTTCCCGCGTTGGGTGCCTGTCCTGCCTGTTGCGTGCAGATGTCGCTTGTAGCAAACGGCACACAGTCCTTTTGCCTTGTACGGTCGAACACACCCTTCGGTTGAACAACCTCTACCAAGCAGTCCCCCACTTTCAAGTCCCGCACTCTTACCCATGTCCGCACTCCTTCACGATCCACAAGAAACGGATGTCTCTTGTTTGCACGGACTATTTTACCGGAACTTGTTCTTATTTTGTAAACAAAATCAGCACGATGCTTAATCCAGTTTGTGACATGCGACGTAGCGATAGCGCCGTTGTCGTAGGTGGCAATCTCGTCACCCGCAACGATATACTGCAACTCTTTCTCCGTGCCATCCGCCATCAGAACGCGTGTCTCGGCAGTCATACAACCGATCATAATAATACGACCACCGGGCATAAGCCGCTGCAAAGGACCTACCTGTAAGTAGTCAAAAGCGTTGGCAAAGGCTTTGTCTGGGTCTCCGGCCAAGACCGCCTGCTCAGATACTAAGTCATCCCCGATAAGCAAGTCCGCGCCACGGCCCGCTACAGAGCCGCCAATACCCACGGCAAGATACATGCCCCCCTTAGTCGTTGTCCAGTCCCCAGAAGCGCTTTTGTCTCGGGACACTACGGTGTCTGGAAAAATGTCACGGTATACCTGACTGTCTATCAAATTGCGCACTTTGCGCCCGAAAGTGGCTGACAAGTCCGCCGTGTGCGTCACCATCATGATCTGGTGGTTCGGGTGCTTGCCCAAATACCAAGCCACATACAGGTACGCCGTAAACTCGCTCTTGCCAAAACGTGGGGCCATCGAAACGGTAAGGCGGAGTTCTTCCCCTGCGCACACCTTGTGTAGTAATGGGCGCATATGCCTGTGGTGCGGCCCCACTTTGAACTCCGGGTATACCCTGACACAGAATGCCAGAAAGTCCTCCCGGGCATTCGCAATACTTCGTTTTTCCTCAAGCTGCTCCAGATCGGCCAACAGCTTCTCCTTTTCCGCCACAGGCATGGCAGGAAGCGTTGCCAGCAACTGCGCTATTGTTTCCGGGGATAGGGAGTCAAGCATAGTCGCAGCCCATCCTACGGGCAAATTCCGCCATCAGTTCTTGTGCAATCGACTGAATTGCGTATGCTTCTTGTTCCGTTCCGGGTGTGTGTTCACCTATACGTTCTGCGTACGCTTGCCATATATGCACCGCCTCATGTACTAGTAATCCAGCTACTTCTATGGGGTTGCGTTTCTCGTAATCTGATAAAGCGACAATGCAGCAGTGTGCGCCTTTATTACTGTCCAGCATATGCACCGTAGCTTGACTATGTGCGTTTTTTACGTAAGCTTGACCTACAGCTACTCCCAGCTTTTTTAACTCACGATCAAACTCTTCCTGACTTAATACCAAAGTCAAATAAGGTCCCGGAGCGGCAACACGACGGTCTCTCCACTTTGGTTTCATTCCTTACTCTCCACATCCTGCACCACTTGAACAGGGGGAAGTAGGCTTGCCAGCTTTGCCTTGATGCGCTGCTCCAGCTCGTCCGCGGACTCGTTTTTATGTACCACTTCGGAACGTTCTGTAAAACTTGCAACTTCGGTTAGCTTGCCTGTCAGCTCAAGTGCGCGCAGGCGTATGCGGGCGTCAGGGTGTTTGGTTTCTTCGAGTAGCTTGGCGACGACGTACCCGCGGATCTCTTTGGCTTGTTCGACAAACTCCCAGTCGTATTGGGACAGCATGCCCGCCAGATGGCGTACGGCTTCGGGAACCTTGAGCGCAAGGATTGCGCGGTTGCGTTCTACGTCTGTCTGTTCTGGGTTTGTTACCGCGGCGAATGCACGGCGTGCGGCGTATGCCTGATCTTCTTCAAGGATGTGGTTAGGACTTCCTAGTGATTCTAGAAATTCTGCCGTCGATGCTTGACCGGCCAACAACTGTGCGGTGTCGGCACTTTTCAACTCAATAAAATCCTCCGCTTTCAGCGCGGTGATGTGTTCAAAGACGTTTCCCATTTTCCTTGCGCCGTAGGGTTGGCGTTGTTCTAGTGTACACTACGTTTGTCCTATCAGCAATAGGACTGTCATTCTCCCTGAAAGTCGGCGGTTGCGCCCCGACCTTGATCCCCAGCGTTGTAAGACTCTGGGGATTTTTTTGTCCAAAATTTTTTGTGCTATAAAATTTACTTGACTGTTTTAGTCGGATATAACGGCTTGTGTTTTTGTGCTATGAATTCGATAGCAGAGGTGGGGCTTTTTTATAACTTAAAAAGTTAGTAAACACTAACAAATGTATAGGCTTTGTTTGGAACACTGTTTATGTTCCGCAGCATACACGCACGTCCAAAAGGGGTGGTGCCCCCACCGTACCTCGCCCATATAGCCAAATCGTTATATAGCGCCGCAGCGCGCCACGTTGCACAGTCTGTAGCTTGCGGGTGGACGCCGCATGATGTGGGCAAGACAGCAGCACTACTACGTCCATAGTGTTGGCAGCGCCGCGAGACAGGATGGCCTCCAGATTCTGGAGGCCATCCGCAAAGTCTATATACCCAATCGCTATATAGAACGGCTTTGTTATGTAGAGGGGTTAAGTTTGTGGGCTGTAGCTGTGGCTTTGCTGCGTTGGTGGCGCGGCTTGTTGGCTGTTTTTGTGCGTGTTCGGTGGACTTCTATGGATACTTGCTGGGGTTACGCCTATTACAACCAGTGCATAGCACACAGTAGTCATCCAGAAGCCCCCGCATCACATAGACGGCACACAATAGCTATTAACTATCTATGGCAACAAACCAATTGAATAACGACGAGTGACCTTAATGCACTGCAATGTCTGTTGTTTTTTTACAACACTTTTTCGCTAAGGCAGAATTAAGTGCATATTCTGACCTATCTAGTTGCGTAAGTTGTTGATTTAAAAGACTTAGCGGGGCTTCCTTTTGTTCTCTCTTATATATTTAATATATTTATATACGTGTGTATAGATATGTATGTACGTGTATATACACGTAAAAAGGGGGTGAATGACATTGCCCTACCATAGACACTTTTTACAAAACGGGCATGCTTTATTTTTTTCCGGACGTGCTACTAAAAAGATAGCGATAGGTTTTATGCGGGTTACAGAAGCACATGGCTGTTTTCTCCCGAATCGTGCTGGATAGGCAGGGTATCGTAAACGCAGTGTACAATTCTGCCATAGACAACTTTTAAATAACATTGCCATACACTATGAGAACCACATCACTAAACAAACTGGCCCGCTTGCTTAACCGCCCTGAGATTCCCGCGCATGTACAGATTGAAATAGTCAATGCAATGCGCAACACATCCAAGTCAGAACGCACATCTATTGCATGGAAACGTATATTTTCCATTCTTGCAGCAGACAAACGTAGCATTGTGAACAATCAAGGCAAGCGCCCGGAGTACCTCAAACAAGTCTATGCGGAATATTTAGCACTAATTGAAAAGGTACATACACGCATGAAGATCGCACAATTGCATGGAAGCCCGGAGGACGCAGAACGGGCGGCAGCAAAGCTAAACGCAGACCGGGCGCATGCTGGAGAGCCCCCGCTTGGTGCGTGCTCCACACACTGGGCCACGTGGATACCGCCAAAAGTGCGGGAAGACTTTTGCCATAAGGTGACTGTAGCGTATGAGCACGCAGGGCGCAGGGTAACTAATAAATTCATCCCGTTTTGCCCACCTAATCAACGGCGCGTGATCCACACAATGATTGTCAATCTTAAAAAAGCAATTAAGCGCGTACGCTCAAGGCACGAGAGCTACCCAGGTGCTAACCACGGTTACACGCCATACCGGGCACTATATCTAGCAGCTGCACGCATGGCCGAGCGCGGACTGGACAAGATAACCAAAGGCTATGAGCTGGGCGCACTCAACCCGATAGACAACCCACCACCCGTTAACTGGCTAGCTCTGGTCGAGCCTGCCATGCGTGCCCGACTGCGTGCAGCACAAGAGAACCCGCACGACGTAGACCTACAAGGCCTCGAGACGTTCTACGCACCACTACCGGACAACACCCCCACCGACGAGCTGGACGCTACGGACCAAGCGCATGCCAGCACTCATCCGCTAGAGGACATGGAGGACTAAGGGATAACCCTTAAGGGTAAGCACCTAGAAAATAATTGTTGGCAGGCCTTGCATTGGCTAATTATTGCGCTACACTTTAGACATCAACAATGCAACGGAGAATGACAAAATGGCAAGAATTGCATTTGAATGCGCAAAAGCGCGATACGTACATCGATTCACCATGGACCACACCCCCGAATGGGCCAAAAAGCCCATGCCTAACGGTTTCTATTACGCACCGCAGTTCGCCAGTGACTGGGAATGGTATTCAAAAACAAAATTTCCCGGTGAACCCGGTCTGCACGGCAATTGCAAACACTGCGAGACGGGCGCGCCAACATGGCCGATAGGCCAAACTCTGTCTAAACAGTACGCTAAAAGCACAGTTACACAATGCAGACTAAACAAATAGGCAGACCACCACGGGCAACGCCGGCACCAAAGCCGGTGAGCTGGAGACCCAAGACGCAGGCAATACGCGACTACTACCTGCAGCTAGGTGGTGCTAGATGGCTAAACAGACTTTTAACTAACCTAAAGGAGAATGCGAAATGAAACGCTATGTAATACGTCATGACGACGATCTTGAGTTTCCCTACGAAGTGTGGGATACCACGACAGACAAACTCATTGACGCATTTAAAGCACGCTGGCAGGCCGAAGAGTTCGCCGCAGAATGCGAAGGGGATAGCAATGACTGACCGCAAAAACAAAGCCCGGATCATCCGCAGCCTAGACGGACGACGCATCCGATTCACCCATAGGTTTAACACATGGCAGGTACTCAAGCCAAACGGGGACTGGAGAAATATCCGCCCCGAGCTGGCCCGGTGCTACGCAGCTGCGGGTTTCCCTATCGGTGTGCAGGGTTTACCTGCGCCTGTGCAGTATGAGTTGTTTTAGGAGAATGAATTGAAAACACCGTATAGTTTTTTCTTGTCGCATGCGGGCTATAGTTATAACCCCGAGACCCAGACCCCCGCGCAAGGTAGGGCACAGTGCGCTAAGGCACTAGCACAAGCAGAAGCCAAGGCCACGGAAGCGGGTCTTCGTACGATATGGGCTATTGACGAAGACACAAACAGTTTAGATTTTACAGACGAAAGCTACCCCCTTTATAGGTGCTGTTTAGTGCGCGGGGAGAATGAGATTGTGCAAAGCCTGCATGGCGTAGATTTCGGTCCCGACGTACAACCTTGGGGTACGCCATACGCAAGAGTATTAGCGGCGGAGCTAGCTCTAGAGCATTTCAGAGGACTAACAAAATGAAAATCAAAACAGCAGAACTCACAGGCGCGTAATGCACGATGCAGGGTTTACCTGCGCCTGTGCAGTATGAGTTGTTTTAGGAGAGCACCATGGGAACGGATTTTAAAGTATATAAACGCAAGATTCACGTCTATTTAAAAAAACCAAAAGGACTCTATTACGTATGGTCTACCAATGCCTATAGAACGTGCCGCGATGCCGTGAAGGCCGCTAAAGAAAAGTACCCGCAACGGGACTTTAAAGCCTGCTTCGCAAAGGACTAACAAAATGAAAATCAAAACAGCAGAACTCACAGGCGCAGCCCTTGCTTGGGCAGTGGCGAAGTGTGAGGGGTTTGCTCCCTTCACGGATGGAATTTCGTGGATTATTGACAAGGCAGGAACCTGGGTGCAGCTACCCAAATACTCAACCGACTGGGCACAAGGCGGACCGATCATTGAGCGGGAGAAAATTGCCGTTCAGTTTGGCCCACAATGGACAGCAGTACATCACAAACATCTTGGGCGATTTCATTACGGACCCACCCCACTAGTCGCAGCAATGCGAACTTATGTGGCTTCCAAACTCGGCGACGAAGTGGAGGTGCCCAATGCACTATCTTAAAGCGGCGGTACCGTACATGCTGCTGTACGTAATGGACTACTTTGCACTGGACTTAAGGATGCGGGGGTACGTGTTGCTGTGCGGTCTGCTGCTGTTCACGCAAGTGTCTAGTTACTTCAGTGGGCTCAAACGAGGCATAACCATTGGGTGTATCGCCGGGGAGATTGCCCTACGCAAGACACTCGCGGATATTAAACAAACTTTAGGAGAATGACAAATGACGCTAGACGAAGCCATAAGACTTGCTATTGAGACGCTTGAAAATGTGCGGGGCAACATAAACCCCGAGAGGGGGTTTTGTGACGAACTTGAAGCAGACGTGCAGAAAGCCCTGGATGCGCTTACATCCGCAAGACAATAACCAATAATTTACACCCGGCGAAAACGCCGAAAGAACCGTAACTTTAGGAGAATGACAAATGACTACGTACTACATGCAAGACTATGCCGGGATGGTTTTTACAACCACTAACCCTGAGTACCACAAAGACTGCGCGAAACTGACCGCCAAGAAGGGTAAAGCCGCGCTCATGACGCAAGCTAGGACAAGATTATTAGCGATACTGTCCCCCGGCGATACGGTGTATACAGTGCTGCGGCACGCCTCCTCCTCTGGGATGTCCCGGCGCATATCTCTGATCATCGCACACGCTGACCAGCTGCGCAATATCGACAGCCTAGCAGCGCAGGCCATGGACTGTAAACAATCGGACAAAGGCGGTATTGTTGTCGGTGGCTGCGGTATGGATATGGGCTTTGAACTCGTCTATAACTTGGGGCATGCGCTCTGGCCTAACGGCACACCAACACCACACGGTACCCGCAACGGCACACCAGATAAAGACGGTGGGTATGCACTGAAACATGAGTGGATTTAAGGGGCGCATATGCTAGAAGTTAAACAAATAACTTTCGCTGGGCGAAGCAGTGCAGTTATGTCTGTGCCTGCGGCAGTGGAGTTTGTTGTCGCAAGGAATGCGTGTGCTGCAGAACATTTAGAACGAATACAGGAAGAAATTGACACACTTAAACAGTTCGTAGGTGCCATTTTGGAACGCATGCCTGAACGCAACATACTTAACGTACTAAATGAAGTTTCATACGGCTGGGAGAAAGACACAGCATGCTAACCGCCATCCCATTCTCTGGCTTTTATGAGTCCGTACACAACAGTATGCTAGACGAAACGGAAGCAGCGATATTTGGTGACCGCGATACTGGTATGGAAGTAAACGAAGCGCTACTTATGCGTATGTTTAAGGTTTGCGACTATCGTGCAGTACATATCAAGTACGCTAAAACTTACGCGGAAGCGTTCG